TATAGTCTTTGATTCTACATCTGATGGTAATAATGATTGTCAATTCGATAGTGCTAACTTCCCTGCCAGTGGCGAATTAGTAGATGTTACTATTAGTGCTAATTTTACAAAGTTTCTTACTACTAGCACAACTACTAGTATTAACTTAGATGGTAAATTAGAAATAAATGTCGGTGAAAAAATAAAACCGACACATTCTATGACATTCGATTTTAATACCGCAGGTACTACAACAGTATATGATGGTAATGGTGACTCTTATACACACAAACCGCTAGTTATCTACAATGTAGCGGATAGTATGTTTAGTAGTGAAAGTGCTAGAGCATTAGTCACATTTAACTTTGGCGCACTAAATCTTAGTATGATAGATGGTATCTATCCTAATATTACTTTTACCGGAACAATATATACAAAGTCAATTTATTCTAACAATTCAAGAAGTTTACATAACACTTATGGGTCGGTTGATATTTTAGATTTTAACGGTGGTAGTATAGATTCCACATTATATAATATTTATGATTACGATAAACAGTTTTTATTTGAGAAAGGTTTTACATCTATCGGACAATTCTTTAGATTCGGACATACCACAGCAAGATTTAAAAGTTATAGAAGTAGCGGTACAGGTTTAGTTATATTCCCTGCTACTGGTGAATTAAATAGTGCTGCTTTTGGTAATGATACTAACAATAATTTTTATACACAATACAATAAAATAATTATAGAAAACAACGATAGTGCTTCTAATTATTGGTTGCTTAGAGAAACAATAGAATGTAATGAATTAATTATTAATGATGGTGGTAGGTTTTATGGTCCTTCAACAGCAACAAAGGCTGCATCAATAAGATGTGTAAAAAGACCGACATTAAAAGGCGACTGGAACTTTAGACAAATAACAGACGGTATTTATGAAAGTATAGGTGATTCTACTAATGTATCAGTTTATCATGGTGGTACAGGTAGACAAACCCTAGAGAAAAATGCAATTCTTTATGGCGACGGTATGGACCAAGTAGGTTTAGATACAGACTTTACATACGACCCAACAGAAAAGTTCATTGAAGTTGAGAAAATTAAATCACACATTGTTATCCAAGTAAAAAATGAAACGGGTAGCACTATACCTAAAGGTGCGGCAGTTTATGTTGATGATAACGGCAATACACCATTAGTCGCTTTGGCTTGTGGTGATACTGCATCAAAAATGCCCGCGATAGGTCTTGTTATGGAACAAATTGGTGATAATAATACGGGATATACCGCAGTAAATGGTATAATTACTATTAGTTCTTCACAAATAGATGATACTTTATCCGACCCTGCTGATATAGGAAAAATATTATATGTAAGTGCTACTAATCCGGGCAAATTAACAATAACTAAACCGATATACTCAAATCACTTAATACAAAATGTAGGAAATATAGCAAGTATTAGTGGTAATAATGTTAAGGTAACTATAAGTAACATAGGTCGAACAAACGATACCCCAAATACCGCACTTCATCCTTGTTTCTTTGAAAGGTCATCAATAGGTACAAGTGCCGCCGATTTTAGGTCGCCAACGGTTCAAAGTTCTACTGCTAATCCTAATGCGTTTCCTATGCCTTTTGGTGGTAGAGTAGCAGCAGCAACATTCTTATTCGCCGGTGGAACAATCACAGGCACAGCAACGAATACTATTAGGATAAGAAAAAACGGTGGTGCTACAACAAAAGACTTTACCTTCACTCCTAGCGATTTAGTAAACACTAATGGTAATAATTATACACTTACTAGAACAGGCGCGGATGTAGATTTTGATTTCAATGCCGGTGATATTATACAAGTAAGAAGAGAAAGCGGTACTACTAATCTTAATAACGGTCAAGCAATTCTTTGGGTAAAGTTTAATAATGGGTGATTAAATGGAATGGGATGAGTTAAGAGGTTTTAGAGACGGTTTGTTAAAGGAAATGGATTACTACCAACTTGCTATAAGATGGGAAAATCTAACGGATTCCCAAAAAACAGATTTAAGAAATTATCGTACTGCTTTGTTAGATTTACCGCAAAACTACGATACACCTGATGAGGCTTATAGTAATCTTCCTACCAAACCTTTATGGATGACTTAATATTGAATAACAACAGGGGCGAGTAGCATGGTGGATGTTTTAACAGACAATAAAAATCTTATCTTTACTACCGAAGCAGATAGGTTATCAGTAACACCTCACGCGGCACAACTTTTCAAAGATGCTGATAGCGGTTTCGTATTCTTTGGTGATGGTACAGAAGTAGCAGGTCAATCTGCTGACGTAAGACCTGTGGTTGATAAAACTGATGATTATACCTTTGTTAGAACAGATGAAGGTAGAGTGGTTATGGCTAACAAGGGTACAGGAATTACATTTACAGTACCACTAAACAGTAGTATTTCATATCCTATCGACAAGACAGAATTAAAGGTCATGAACAAAGGAGCAGGTGATTTAACACTTGTAGGTGCAGTTGGGGTTACATTAAATGGTACTACTACAATTCCACAGTATTCTACTGCTATACTTAGAAAGGATGCAACCGACACTTGGAACATATTCACATCCGTAGGTGTTGTAGGTGCAACTGGACCTACTGGTCCAACTGGTCTAACTGGTGATGTCGGACCTACCGGATTGACCGGACCTACTGGACCTATTGGTCCAACCGGACCTACTGGATTAACTGGCGCAACCGGAGCAGAAGGACCTACTGGACCTACGGGACCCACAGGAGCAACAGGACCTACTGGTCCTCAAGGCTCAATAGGATTGACAGGAGCAACTGGTCCCACAGGACCAACTGGACCCGCAGGTACAGACGGAGTAGATGGTGCAACAGGACCTACCGGACCGGAAGGACCAACTGGTCCAACAGGACCAACTGGCGCAACTGGCCCAACTGGTCCCGCAGGGTCAGTCGGACCCGAAGGGTTAGTCTTTGAAGGTGCTTGGAACTCAGGTACTACTTATTCTATTGATGACGCAGTTACTCACAACGGTAACTCTTACATAGCCACAGCAGCACATTCAAACCAAGAGCCACCTAATGTTTCTTATTGGGCTGTTCTTTCAGCCAAAGGAGATACGGGCGCGACAGGACCTACGGGAGCAACAGGACCCACAGGTCCTACTGGCCCTACCGGACCACAAGGAGTAGCCGGACCGACAGGCTCTACTGGGGCTACTGGACCTACTGGTGCAACAGGACCGGCAGGTGCGGATGGTTTAGACGGTGCAACAGGACCGGCAGGTCCAACCGGACCAACTGGGCCTACTGGGGCTATTGGGCCGACTGGAACTGCTGCCGGATTCGGCACACCAACAGCAAGTACAGGTCCAGTAGGTGTTACAGCATCAGGACCGGATACAGCCAAGATTTTTGCATTTTCAATTCCTCAAGGAGCAACAGGCCCCACCGGACCGACGGGCGCAGATGGTCCTACGGGTCCAACCGGACCGACAGGTTTAACTGGCCCTAGTGGTTCTGACGGTTTAGATGGTTCAACTGGCCCTACTGGTCCTACCGGGCCTACGGGTACAGCAGCCGGATTCGGTACACCTACTGCCAGTACAGGTCCTATTGGTGTTTCCGCTTCCGGTCCTGACACATCAAAGGTTTTTGCTTTTAGTATTCCACAAGGTGCAACAGGACCGACAGGTCCTTCCGGTGCAACAGGTCCTACCGGACCTCAAGGAGCAACCGGACCTACTGGCCCTACTGGATTAACTGGACCTGATGGTCCAACTGGAAGTACAGGTCCGACAGGGGCTACTGGACCTTCAGGCAGCGACGGTGCTGACGGTGCAGATGGTGCAGCCGCAGGGTTCGGTTCACCGACAGCAATTACTGGTCCGATAGGCATTACAGCAAGCGGTCCAAACACCGCTAAAGTCTTTGCATTTAGTATTCCGGCAGGGGCGACAGGAGCAACGGGTCCAACAGGCCCACCGGGCAACGATGGTAGCGACGGAGCGACTGGTGGCACAGGCCCAACAGGACCACCGGGCAGTGATGGAAATGACGGAGCGACGGGTCCAACAGGAGCAGCCGCAGGTTTTGGAACACCTACGGCAACCACTGGCCCAATAGGTGTTTCTTCAAGTGGTCCTAATACTGCAAAAGTATTCGCATTCTCAATACCCGCAGGGGCTACTGGGCCTACTGGGCCACCGGGTAGTAATGGCATTGATGGCAGTGATGGGGCAACGGGGCCTACTGGTCCTACGGGGCCACAGGGCATTCAAGGAATACAAGGCGTACAGGGAGAAACAGGCCCAACAGGTCCGGCGGGAAGCACAGGACCCGAAGGTCTAGTATGGAAAGGAACATGGGCTACTTCAACTGCTTATGCAGTCGATGATGCCGTGTATTATTCAACCGATGAATCTTCTTATATTTGTATTCAAGCACACACTTCATCCGGTTCTATATTACCAACTAATACTTCTTACTGGAACATCTTAGCGGCTCAAGGAGATACAGGTCCAACAGGTGCTACTGGTCCTACCGGACCGCCCGGCGGAACTGGACCTACTGGCCCACCCGGCAGTGATGGTAGTGATGGTGCAACTGGACCTACTGGAGCAGCCGCAGGGTTTGGAACGCCTACTGCTACTACCGGACCAATAGGCGTTACTGCAAGTGGTCCAAATACAGCAAAAGTGTTTGCTTTTTCAATTCCTCAAGGAGCCGCAGGTAGTGATGGTGTAGATGGAAATGACGGAGCCACAGGTCCGATTGGACCCGCAGCAGGTTTTGGAACACCCACTGCTTCAACAGGCCCAATTGGAGTCTCATCTAGTGGGCCAAATACAGCCAAAGTTTTCTCTTTCTCAATACCACAGGGAGCAACTGGAGCCACTGGGGCAACTGGTCCTACTGGTCCGGCAGCAGGGTTTGGTACTCCAACAGCGTCAACAGGACCAATAGGTGTAACAGCGTCCGGTCCTGATACGTCCAAAGTATTTGCATTCTCGATACCACAGGGGGCAGCAGGGCCACCGGGTTCTGATGGCAGCGACGGAAGTGATGGAGCGGCAGCAGGGTTTGGCACTCCAACGGTTGCATCCGGTCCTTTGGCTATATCTAGTAGCGGACCTAACACAGCCAAAGTATTCGCATTCACAATTCCACCGGGAGCAACAGGACCAACAGGGCCGCCCGGAAGTGATGGTAATGATGGGGCAGCAGCAGGTTTTGGTACTCCAACAGTCAGTTCCGGTCCTCTTGCTATAAGTAGTAGTGGACCTAATACAGCAAAGGTCTTTGCCTTTACTATTCCACCGGGAGCAACAGGGCCTCAAGGAGCAGTTGGACCAACAGGTCCTATTGGACCAACAGGACCGACCGGACCTGCGGGTGCAGACGGGACTGATGGGTCTGATGGTAGTACAGGACCAACTGGTCCCGCCGCAGGGTTCGGAACCCCAACAGTTGCTAGTGGACCTTTAGCAATAACATCTAGTGGACCAAACACGGCTAAAGTGTTTGCTT